CAAGCTACTAGAAAAGATAGTTGGAAGGGATTTAAATGGGACGCAATAAGATTTAGTCATAAAGTCTATTCAATTTTTCATGCCGCAGAAAATACTGATGCAGATGTATTAATATGGATGGATGCAGACATGTTTTGTCATAGCCCTATTACTCTAGCACAACTAGATAGATTAATTCCAGTTGACAAAGACATATGTTATATTGGTCGAGAACGTAAGTGGCCCGAGTGCGGTTTATATAGTATTAATTTAAAAAGTGATGCAGGTAGAAAATTTCTATTTGAATTTGAAAAAGTTTATCAGGATGCTGAGAACGGAATATTTAAAATGGACGAATGGCACGATAGTTTTGTATTCTACGAAGTATTAAAAAGCATAACTATTAATTCTTTAGATTGGGCAAAAGGATTAGTAAAGGGTGAAGGGCATCCTTTAATTAATTCACCATGGGGTGCATATCTAGATCATCTTAAAGGCGGAAGAAAAAAACAAGGTAAAAGTTTATCTAAAGATCTTCTAAGACCACGAACAGAACCATATTGGAGAAATATATGAAATACGCTGCAATTACAAGTATGAACGAAGCTTATTATAACCATTGCGGTAGAACTATGTTAAAAAGTTATAAAAAATATTTTTCAACTATTACACCATTGTATGTTTATAATGAAGATGAATTTGAAATTAAAGTAAAAACTATTACTTCTATGGGATGGAATTTAGGAATCCAATACAACTCATTTCAGCAACGACATACTAATGACAGGGTTAAAACATTTGCTAAAAAGGGATTTAGTATAATTCACGCCATGGATAATGTGGAAGCAGACAGAATTATTTGGTTAGACGCTGACATAGTATTTCATGAAGAAATGCCATCACAGTTATTAGATCTTATTGCTCCGGACGATGTATTAAGTAGTCATTTCTCAGTATGGCACGTTGTTGACGGAACAAAATATCACAGTTGCGAAACAGGTTTTTTTATCCTTAATACTACACATCCAGGATACAAAGACTTTTGTGATACATACAAAGACATATACTACCACGATAGAGTTACTGGTTTAAGAAGATTCTACGACGGAGAAGTTTACGGAAAAACTGTAGATCTTATGGAGGCAAGGGGTTACAAAATGCTTAACCTAAATCCGGCTGATCACAAAACACCAATATCAAGAAGTGTGCTTTCACCATATCTTTCTCATTACAAAGCAGGCTTAAAAGACGCAATTGATTTTCAAAATCTTGAAACAAATTTAAAAGATGAAGTTTAGTCTTTGGACACAATACGGAGCTCTTAATTCAAAACCTGTGTTTGATGCGTTCAAACACAGTCTAATTAAAGCAGGTCACACAGTCTACGAAAACGAATCAAACGCAGACGTAGATGTAATTTGGAGTGTGCTGTGGAGCGGCAAAATGAGTAAAAATAAACTGATATGGGATACTGCTCGCTCAACTGGTAAATCTGTTATTGTATTAGAAGTTGGCGGAATACGTCGAGGCACTACTTGGAAAGTTGGATTAAACGGAATTAACAAAGAATCGTTCTTTAGTACAGGCAATGATGATACTCGCGCTAATTTATTAGGATTAAATTTAAAACCTTGGAGAACACAGGGCAGTCACATATTGATATGCGGGCAACACGATCAAAGTTTACAATGGCAAAATATGCCTAACGCAAGTCAATGGTTCACTGAAATTATTGCAGAACTTAGAAAATACACTGATAGAAAAATAGTAATTAGGCCCCATCCTAGATGTCCAATACTTGCTGTAGAACATAAATTTAAAAACGTAATTAAACAAATGCCTATAAAACGAGCAGGTACATACGACGATTATGATATACCATTTGATAATGCTCATGCTGTTGTAAGTTGGACTTCAAATCCCGGTATACGTGCTGTTATAAACGGATACCCAGTGTTTACTGGGCCTGCTAGTCTAGCGTTTCCTGTAGCTAATCATTCTCTAGCAGATATTGAGGTTCCACAAATGTTTGATAGACAACAGTGGTTAAATGACATAGCTTGGACAGAATTTACTATTCAAGAAATTTCACAGGGATTACCTTTTAAACACTTGACAGAACGGTTATAGTCTGTTATAATTGTAGTATGAATCAACGTACTATTGAAGACTATCTTGAATTATTAACCGGACACAAAACCGGTGGCACGTTTCAGCTCGAAGCAAAAGATGTAACCATCTTGCAAAGCATAGCTAAACAAGTGTACAAAAGTATCCCCCTTACAGACAGACAATATGATCTTCTCAAAGAAAAACTTGTGCTTTATAAAGATCAGTTTATAACACAGGGATTTACTGATTTAGAGTTAGCACTAGTGACACTACGCATGCCGCTTCGAATAATAGATAGAACTAAAACGATAACTGTTATAGAAGATCTAGAAAGAAAAAAATCATTTAACAGTATTGATACTAAAAAGATTCCCTGGATAAAAATTAGATTTCCATTTGCGAAAAAAACTATAGTGTTAGTTGAAGAAATTTCTTCAGTTGCTGGCGCTGATTATTATCATGAAAAAGGATCGCACGAACACTATTTTAGATGCACTGAAAAAAATCTGTTTAATGTAGTAAACCAATTTAAAGATAAAAACTTTGATATAGATCCGCAACTTCTAGAACAATACGAAAAATTAGTAATCATAGATAGCAATAAAGAAAATTATATTCCAGGAGTTTATAATTTTAAATTAAAAAATCTTGACAAACGATCAGTTGAATATATGATTAGTTCTGTAGGAGAACCCAGTACAGATAATCTTTTAATTTATGTAGACAGAAAAGAACAATATGGTCTTAAATATTTTGACCAACAAGACGTAGACAGTAGCTTAAACAACGTAACTTATCTAGCAAAAAAAATTGCTCTGCGTACTAAATTTCAAGTGTTCATTAGTAATAAAAAATACAATATAAACCAAATAGTAGAAGCTGTATTAGATCTATACAGATTTCCGTTGTTAGTAATATTGCCTACAGGTTGTCAGCTAGAACAGCTTCAAAAAATACACAGAGCGTTTGACGGTGTAGTGCCTTCCGATCTTTCTAGCGTAGTTTTTAGAATGGAAAATAACGAAGAAGGAAGAGAATTCAATAATTATATTAAACGTAACAATTTAAATAATATAGTTGACAATAAAACTAAAATAGTTTATACTGATACTACAAAACTCCCTAAGCCGTTAATCAGATTGAACTGGCGTCCTAGTGCTGTGTTGCTTCTAGACAGTTTTAGACCAAATGGTAAAGTGTTAAATTTTATTGAATCTAGTGATTTAATAATTCATTATGATGAAACGCCTAGTAGATTTATGATTAGGGATATGGATATTATTGAATGACAACTTGTAAATTAATTATCGAAGATGAAGTAAATTTAAAAATAGAAGGCTTATCCGTTGAAATACGTAGAAAGTTAGCTAATGCTTTAAAATTCGATGTACCCTATGCTAGATATATGCCGCAATATAAGTTAGGCAGATGGGACGGCAAAGTTGCGTTCTTTGGTATAGGCGGTACTGGATACGTTAATCATCTAGAAACTATATTAGAAATATTGAATAACAGCGGCGTTGAAATTGCCCACATTGAAGACCTAAGACAAACTATAGCACTTAATTTTGAACCAGTAACTGAAAATTATTGGGCCGATCAAAATGTGTGCTGGCCAGTAGGTCATCCTGCCGCAGGTCAACCAATAGTTTTAAGAGACTATCAAGTAGAAGCAATTAACAGTTTTCTTGCCAATCCGCAGAGTTTGCAACAGATTGCAACAGGTGCAGGCAAAACTATTACTACAGCAACATTAAGTCACTTGGTTGAACCTTATGGACGTAGTTTAGTAATTGTACCTAACAAGAGTCTTGTAACACAAACAGAAGAAGACTATAAGAACTGCGGTCTTAATGTTGGGGTATACTTTGGTGATAGAAAAGAATTAGGCAAGACACATACTATATGCACATGGCAAAGTCTAAACATATTAGATAAGAAATTTAAAGACGGCAGTGGCGTTCTAGGACTAGCAGAATTCTTAGAAGGTGTAAGCTGTGTAATTATTGACGAAGTTCATCAAGCTAAAGCAGAAGTTCTTAAAAACTTACTTACACGCAATCTACGTAATGCACCTATTCGCTGGGGATTAACCGGCACAGTGCCTAAAGAAAAATTTGAATTTGAATCACTGCATGCTAGTATTGGCCCAGTGATAGGGCAGATTACAGCAAAAGAACTACAAGACAAAGGCGTACTAGCACAGTGCCATGTGAATATTTGTCAACTTATAGATTTACCAGAGTTTCGCGATTATCAAAGCGAGCTCAAATATCTAGTCTCAGACAAAGACAGAATAGCTTATATTGCCAAACTATGTACTAAAATTAAAGACAGTGGCAATACGCTGATCCTAGTTGATAGAATTGATGCAGGAAAACAATTAGTAGAACTAATACCTAATAGTGTTTTTATCAGTGGCGGAGTAAAATTAAATGACAGGAAAGAACATTATGACGAAATTAAAGAATCTACTGATAAGGTTATTGTGGCGACTTATGGTGTGGCCGCTGTGGGTATTAATATTCCTCGTATTTTTAATTTGGTTCTTTTGGAGCCCGGAAAGAGCTTTGTTAGAGTTATCCAAAGTATTGGACGAGGTGTGCGAAAAGCTGAAGACAAAGACTTCGTACAAATCTGGGACATCACATCGAGCTGCAAGTATGCGAAGAAACACTTGACAGAAAGAAAAAAGTTTTATAAAGAAGCCCAATACCCATTTACTATAGAAAAAATTGACTGGAACTAAAATATGAGAATACTAACGCTTGACAATCATTGTTTTTCAATGAATAATTTACCAAATGAAATAGAAGACGATATACGATTTAGTGTGCTAGATAATTCGGATCCTAAAAATCCTGATTTTTTCTTTGTGCCTTTAATCTTTATAGAATCGTTTAATGCACCTGCAATGGTACTAGAAATTAACGGACATGAAATAACTATGCCTATTGATTGGAGTGTTGCAGTAGGAGATAGTGAGTGCGGAAATGATTTAGAAGTATTGCCACTAACAAGTATAAACGATAGAGGATTTCAATCGTTCTTGTTTAATCCATTAAGCAGTTTTAAATTTGAATTTGGCACTATAAAAGTTGTTAATTTTTATAACGACGTTAAATGGTACTTTCCAAAGATGCGTAACGGACAACTATTAAGTGTACCTATCACTACAGGCCCAGCACCACTGTGTGCATTCTTTGTTAAAGAAATATCAAGACAGAGTGAACTAATTGATTATACTAATTTAATGTAAGGAATAATATGTCTATTAAAGCAGGAAAAGTTTGGGGACAAACAGAATTAATTCACGCTAATGGTGTACTAGAATTTCATCGCATTGAGTTTCGTGCAAACTATAAATGTTCTGAACACCAGCATGAATACAAATGGAACGGGTTTTTTGTAGAGTCGGGCAAAATGCTAGTACGAGTATGGCAAGACGATCAAGGACTAGTTGACGAAACAATTCTAGGACCGGGAGATTTTACACAAATTAAACCAGGCAAATTTCATCAGTTCGAAGGCATCGAAGACGGTATTGCATTTGAATTGTATTGGGCAGAATTTAATCACAATGATATTGTTCGACGCACATCAGGATCTAAAAGTGGGTAAATTAATTCAAGGTCAAGCGTTAATATATGAACGTTCTGATGGCGTAGTGTATGCACGTTATAGAGATCCGCCTCACAATGTAGAACCTAGATGGATTATAGGCGGAGACCCAAGTAGTGTAGTTCATGCTCAAGGCGACTTAATATCTTATTCTGAATGGAAAGAGTTATGTGAACTTTCTTTAGAATATCCTACCCTCAAAAAACTTTTAGATAAGTTAATAGTGACTTACTACACTATAAAAGAAATAAAATGATCCTACAATTATTTGACATTATAATGCAACATATAGTATAATATAGTTATGAGTGATAAATTACCATTAAAAGATATACTAGCAGCCATTGACATGAACGGCAAATCCGTTTGGGATGAGCTGTCTCCAGAAGAACGTAAACAGATTAGTTTTTGGCTGCTGAATAGATATGTTAGCGCAGTTAAAGGACCTAGAGAAAAACAAGAACTTGCTGTGTTTAAAACTAATGAGTATTATAATAAAAACTTTAGTGTGCTAGGCACCAAGCATCCTAAACTGCAATGGCAGCTGATGTGTGTAGCAGGTAACACTGGTAAAATTGAGTACCATGAATGGATTGGCTTTAAACAAAAAGGTCAAAGCAATTCTAAAAGTGTTAAGCTCTTACAACAAATTTATCCTAACATGAAAACAGATGAGGTAGAATTACTTGCTAGAATATCTACAAAAAAAGAACTCCTTGCCCTTGCAGACGAATACGGGTTGGATAAAAAAGATGTCGAACTCTAAACCCTATGTATGCGAGTACTGTGGAACAGGATATACCAAAGAAAAAACTTTGGCTGTACACATGTGTGAGCAAAAACGTAGGCATCTACAGAGATCTGAAAAAAGAGTACAGCTAGGTTTTTATGCGTTTAATCAATTTTACAAACTTAGTGCTGGTTCTAAAAAAGACAAGACCTATGAAGAGTTTTGTAAAAGTTCATACTATAATGCGTTTGTAAAATTCGGTAGTTTTCTAAGTAATGTAAAACCACTGTATCCTGAAAAGTATGTTAATTACATTGTAAAGAGTGGAGTTAGACTAGACGACTGGTGTAAAGAATCTTTATATGAAGCATATGCAATTGATTTAATAATGAAAGAAGGCGTAGAGACTGCGCTAGAAAGATCAATTACCACAATGATGGAATGGGCAGACGAAAACCCTCCTGCACCTTGGAATCACTACTTTCAACATGTAGGGTTAAATCGAGCAGTATGGCACATCAAAGATGGAAAGATTAGTCCTTGGCTCATATTGAATTCCAAGACTGGTAAGGACATGCTAAGTAAATTTAACGATGAACAGTTATCACTAGTATACCATATTATGAGTCCAGAACATTGGGCTATGCGTTTTAGAAAAAGTCCAGCAGATGTTGAGCTTGTCAAAGAAATAACGAAAGAAAGTAATCTATGAAAATATTAATTTTTGGTTTGCCAGGCAGCGGTAAAAGCACCCTTGCAGAACCATTCGCACAATTAATTGGCGGTATATGGCTCAATGCCGATGCTGTTCGAACAGAATACGACGATTGGGATTTTAGTCCCGAAGGCCGTATGCGGCAAGCTATGCGAATGAAATTTTTAGCAGACGGTGTAGTCAAGGCGGGCAAGATTGCTGTAGCAGATTTTGTATGTCCTACTGAGAACGCTCGCAAAGAATTCAATGCAGACTTTACTGTATGGATGGACACTATTGAAAAGGGTAGATATGAAGATACTAATAAGATGTTTGAAAAACCTAATCATTGCAACTATCACGTTAGCAAATGGTTTACAGACACACACCTACAGCTAATGGAAGTTGTAAAAGCGTACATGAAAAATGGAAACAAATAAAAGAAGTATTGTTAAGACTGTTACATGGCGAATAACAGGATCAACTGCAACATTTTTAATAGCATACTTACTGACAGGTAATTTAGCAATTTCAGGTGTAATTGGAATGACACAGATGGTTATTAATACAATACTGTATTATATGCACGAAAGAATATGGAACTTAATTAAATGGGAAAGAAATAATGTTTGATTCAAAAAAACCTACTACACAGATGCTAGGCCGTTGGCAACCTTGGCATGCCGGTCATACAGGACTGTTTAAGAAATGTCTATTAGAAACTGGACAGGTCTGCATTATGGTCCGAGACGTCGGCGGTATTGTTGGCCAGGATGCGGGACAAAGCAGAACCACAACCAAGCAAGACGACAATCCATTTGATTTTCAAACAGTAAAAAGCAATATTATTATTGGGCTAAATGAAGCAGGCTTTACCTACGGAGAAGAATATATTATAATGTTAGTTCCTAACATTGTAGATATTAGTTATGGCCGAGGCGTTGGTTATACATTTACTCAGCACGATCTTGGAGAAGACATCCATAACATTAGTGCTACACAGATTAGAGCACAACTTAGGGCTGAAGGTAAACTCTGATGGATATTGACATAGACTTTGCTGACAGAACTTTAATTTTGGATAAATTAAAACATCGTGTTGCTAAACTTGATTCAAACAAGAAACACAACACAGGAGTCTATGTTACTGAAATTCCACACAATCCAATTGATAATCTATCTACGATAGATTACAAAGAGGCAGAAGAACGTGGATATTTTAAACTTGATTTTCTAAACGTAAGCATATATAAAAGTATTCGTGATGAAGAACATTTAGTTGCTTTAATGAAAAAGGAGCCATTATGGAATTTATTGCAGGAAGACGAATTCGTAAATCTATTATTTCATTTAGCAGGCCATGGGGAAATTCTGAGGAAGACCTGCCCTACTTCACTGGAACAATTAGCTGCCGTCCTAGCTATGATACGCCCAGCGAAACGATATCTGATTGGGAAATCGTGGACGACAATTATGTCGGAGATTTGGAAGAAGCCGGAGAATGATGAATACTACTTTAAGAAGGCCCATGCAGTAAGTTATGCAATGGCTGTTGTTGTACACATGAATTTACTGTGTGAGCAGCTTAACGCTTCGGACGCCTAACTAACTGTACGTTTTTGCGCTTTACTCGCTTTAGTGTTAGATTATTAAGATTAACACAGGGTCCTATTGTTACCCTAACATCTTTAGTATTCATAGTCATTAATGAATAACGAAACGCATCCATTTCCTGTCTGAGAAATATATTAATAGGAATCATACGATTTGATTCCCACCACCATGCTTCGCCTAATTCAATAAACTGTTGTTTTTCTTCAACAGAACGAATTGACGTGTAAACGTACATAGACGTTACATACTGGTCTTGATTAATTATAATACCAACGTATTCGTTGCCGCCGTAATTAACAACGCTTATAAATGGAAAGTTTTCTTGTATATCTTTAGTTAGCATGTTCTCGATAAATAGTGTATGCAGTTTACCCCAAGATATTTAGTCAATAATAGAATCAATATCATAGCCAATGTGGACCCCACTCGGCTAGAGAGGGCTTTCGTTACGGAGTATAGACCAGTGTATCAAAGACAAATACAAGTATACAAAGGCATAGATAATGTCTTACAATTTAAGTTGCTTAATGCTGAGCAAAAGCCCGTCACAAGTATTGAAGAACTTACTCCTAAGTTTGTAGCATTTGACGAAAACAAAAATATGATAATAGAAAGAGACTGCATTGTTCTACAAGAAACCGATAGTACAGTTATTACTAATAAGGGATTATTTACAGTCACTATAACTGAAAACGATCTACTAAATGTTAAAGATCAATTTTTAAACTACAGTATCTATCTAGTTGACAACACTGGTGCAAAATCGTTAACATATGCTAACGAACATTTTGGTAATAGCAGTATTATGAAAATAAGTTCAGATGCATTTCCAGCACCTGCAAACAGTGAAGAGTTGCTAGTTTGGCACATAGAAAATAACAATTATTGGGTTACTGACTCATCTGATGCACAACCTACAATAAATGGTAACGAAGCACTACACACAGCAGTAGTATACTCAACCGGATATGTAGGCACTGTTACGGTGCAAGCAACGCTGGATAATCAGATTGAAGTTGGAACGTATTGGGCAGATATTGCAACATTGACGTTTGACGGAACTGAGTCAGAGCCTGTACCAATAAACTTTAACGGTGTGTTTAGTTACGTCCGACTTAAAGCATCTACAAATCCTACAGGAAAAATTACCAAAGTATTAATTCGCAACTAATTGACTTCTACGACTAGATCTGCTATAATATAGTATGAGTAAAGTCGCTGAAGTTGTAACACAATTCTTGCCGCCTAAGCGTAAGCATACGCCTAGTGGTTGGACGTCATTCAACGCACCTTGTTGTCATCATAATGGACAAGGTGCTGACACTCGACAGCGTGGCGGTTTAATTGCAAATCCAGATGGCGGAGTAAGCTATCATTGTTTTAATTGCGGATTCAAAGCGTCTTGGCAACCAGGTCGCAATGTAAGCAAAGGCCTTCGACGGTTATTAGTTTGGTTAGGCGTACCCGATGATACCATTAACAAATTAGCTATTGCAGTTATGCAAGAAAATGAAGGCATAAATGTTCAACAAAAATTAGTTAACATACCGGTATTTCATGCAGTACCTTTGCCTGACGATGCTGTTAATATTGCAGATTATCTTACTGCATCTAATTCAGTAAGTAAACATTTAACAGATGTAGTTGCATATATGCAGAGCCGAAATCTATATCTTGAAGACTACAAGTTTTATTGGAGTCCTAGTATGGGTTATAGAGATCGATTGATAGTACCGTTCTATTACGAAGATGCTATTGTAGGTTGGACAGCTAGAACTATTCAACCTAACAAAAATCCAAAATATTTAAGTGAGCAACAGCCTGGCTATGTATTCAACTTAGATAGCCAAGGATACGACAAAGCATTTTGTATCCTAACAGAAGGCCCTATAGATGCTATCCACATTGACGGCATTGCACTATTGGGCAGTGAAATCAAAGATCAACAGGCACTGTTAATTAACAGATTAAATAAAGATATAATAGTTCTCCCAGACCGAGATCAGGCAGGTAGCAAATTAGTAGAACAAGCGATCGAATACGGTTGGGGAGTAAGCATGCCGGAGTGGAAGCCGGGTATTAAAGATGTGAATGATGCTGTGCTGGAATATGGAAAACTATATACTCTATACAGCATTGTGACCGCAGCAGAAACATCTCCATTAAAAATTAGACTGAGAGCAAAAAAATGGTTTTATTAAAAATTATTTGGCACTTTATAATGTTGCCTTATCGAAAATTACAAACACGTAAAAGATTAAAAGAACTACGTAAACGGGATCCGTTCATATACAAATGATTACATGGGGTATAAGTGCTAACAGTCACGATGCAGCTTTGGCTGTGTTCAATGACAACAATCTGGTGTTTGCTAGTCAAGCGGAACGATACAGCGGAATTAAAAATGATCCGCATCTCAATCACGAATTAATTAATGCAGCAAAAAAATATGGACTGCCTGATAATGTTGTTTGGTATGAGCGTCCTTTAAAGAAAACATTTAGGCAATTCTTTGCCGGACAAGGATGGAATTATGCAGAAAATAATATTAAAAAGTATCTTAGTAATTTTGGGATTAACGTTCCTATCAGCTATGTTGATCACCATCATAGTCATGCTGCCGCTGGCTATTATACTAGCGGCTTTAGGGACGCTACTGTGGTATGTGTGGACAGCATTGGAGAATGGGAAACCCTCACAGTATGGAAGGCAAAGGGCAGGGTTCTTAAGAAAGTTCTAACGCAGGGGTATCCGCATTCAGTAGGACTGTGGTATTCGGCAATGACTCAAAGAATAGGACTTAAACCCAATGAAGAAGAATATATTCTCATGGGTATGGCTGCTTACGGTGACTCAAATAGATTCTACAACGAAGTACGCAGAATGGTCGTTATTAATTTTGAGGACGAACTTTTTCCTAAAGAGGACGAGTATCCCTTTGTACACTTTACACAAAACTTTCACAAAGGCTGTAAAGAATGGCGTCCTGAACTGACTACAGAACAGGACATGTATGACATAGCAGCCGCAACGCAGAGAGTCTATGAAGAAGTGTTAGATAATATACTACGCTGGGCCGCCGCAAGAACTCCTAGCAAGAATCTAGTTCTAATGGGCGGATGTGCTCTAAATTGTGCAGCCAATCATTTAGCCTACAATTACTTTGACAATGTTTGGATCATGCCTAATCCGGGCGATGCAGGCAGCGCAGTGGGCGCAGTATTAGCTAAACAAAACAATTGGATAGCTTGGCCTGGACCTTATCTAGGTTATGAAATAGAAGGAGAATACCCTGTTAAAAAACTTATTACAGAACTTAAAGCAACCGGCATTGTTGGTGTTGCAAATGGCAAGGCCGAGTATGGCCCTCGTGCTCTTGGTAACCGCAGTTTGTTTGCTGACCCTCGTGGCGCAGACATTAAAGATAGAGTAAACGCTATCAAGCAAAGACAAAAGTTTAGACCGTTTGCACCTGTGATATTAGCAGAACATGCCCATGAATATTTTGACGGGCCTGTAGGGCCTTACATGCAATTCACAGCACGTTGCAAGCGTCCAGATCTGTATCCTGCTATTGTGCATGCAGACGGCACCAGTAGAGTACAAACGGTAACTCAGCAAGACAATCCGGGACTTAGATCTTTACTAGAAGAATGGTACAAACTCACAGGCTGTCCAATGTTATTGAACACCAGTCTCAATATCAAAGGCAAGCCAATGGTTAATAATGAAAATGACGCAAAAGAATTTGCTCTACACTACGGAGTGAGTGTATACTAATACAATGACTAGACAAAATACAGACTACAGTTACGATATACAAAAAGTATATCTAGAAATGATGATGATGGATGCTGAGAGCTTTATCCGTTGTCAAACAGTTTTTAATCCAGAATTTTTTGATAGAAGGTTGCAGTCCGCGGCTAAGTTTTTGAACGACTATGTTACAGAACACAACGCCATGCCAACCTTTGACATGATCAATGCGGCAGCGAAAACAGATCTGCACCATCCAGGTGAACTCCGTGAGGAACACTATGATTGGTTACTCGTAGAGTTCGAAACCTTTAGCAGACACAAAGCACTAGAAGCCGCAATCCTTAAAAGCGCAGACCTACTTGAAAAGGGCGAATATGGTCCTGTAGAAGATCTAGTTAAGAAGGCTGTACAGATTGGACTTCAGAAAGATCTGGGCACTGACTACTTTGCTGATCCTAGAAGTCGACTAGAGGCCATCAAAGACAAGAACGGACAAGTGAGCACAGGCTGGGCCAGTCTTGACAAGAAACTGTTTGGCGGATTCAACAGAGGTGAGTTGAATATCTTTGCAGGCGGTTCGGGTGCAGGTAAGAGTTTGTTCTTGGCTAACCTTGGTGTTAACTGGGCGCAGGCAGGACTCAATGTGCTGTACTTAACATTCGAACTTTCAGAGAACTTGGTCAGTATGCGTGTGGACAGTATGATCACAGGCGTTACTACTCGAGACATCTTTAAGAACATTGACGATGTTGAAATGAAGGTTAAGATGATTGGTAAGAAGAGCGGTGCGTTTCAAGTCAAGTACATGCCATCAGGCAAGACACCCAACGACATACGTTCATATGTTAAAGAGTATGAGATCAAGACCAATCGCAGAATTGACGTACTACTAATTGACTATTTGGACTTGCTGATGCCCAATGGTGTTAAGGTAAGTGCAGAGAACTTGTTTATCAAGGACAAGTATGTGTCAGAAGAACTGCGCAACTTGGCTATGGAACTGCGCACAGTATTTGTAACAGCATCGCAGTTGAATCGTAGTGCCGTTGAAGAAATTGAATTTGATCACAGCATGATCAGCGGTGGCTTATCTAAGATTCAAACAGCAGACAATGTGATTGGTATCTTTACAAGTCGTGCTATGCGTGAACGTGGACGTTATCAGATTCAGCTTATGAAGACACGTTCATCAAGTGGTGTAGGATCTAAGGTTGATCTAGAGTTTGATGTAGACACACTGCGTATTATAGACTGCGAACAGGATGAGTCTGGATCGCAATCATCAAGCAATGGCTCAGCTAGTTCTATTGTGGCTGCACTACAGCGTAAGAGCGCAGGTGTTATTGCTGAAGCACCCGATGAAGGTGTAGCGGCACCAAAAATCAAAGCTGATGTAGACTCAACTAAACTGCGACAGTTCTTAAATAACCTAGGCTCGGAATGAGCCTATCCAAGTAAGATTGGTTTTATCTTTAGCTAGAGAAAAACCAGTTTCATTCCAGCGTTCCCTAAGCAGAGCTGTCCACCATTTTTGAGGTTGTATAGTTAGATGTGCGTTACGCCCATCATTAAGAATTCGGCCAGCAAGTCGCATACTGATGTTAAAATAGACTCTACGCTGTGCTAAACTTTGGATATGATCCAGCACAGCAATCACACACTCTGGCTCTATGTGTTCCATTACATCTATGCAAGCCACCATCTCAGCAGGGTTAGGCATAGCAGCACGTTCGGGTATTCCCGGTTCATATTCTCTTAGATCTATTTCAGGTGCGTTCTTAGCAAACCAATGTCCTAGTCTACCATGACCACTACCATAGTCCAGTAGTGTACCCAGACCTTCTTGCGCCATGATCTTGTGTACGTGAGGTGCTTGGCCCCACCCAGTGACTCCCCACTCGGAGTCAGCGTGTTCCTGTTCTAGTACCTTGCGATATTGTTCAGATAATAATTTGTTCATAAATAGTGTATGCCAAGATTAGCTTCATTAACCAGCCAACTGTTGTTGGGCACTATTACTTATACCAGCCCTGAAACTGCGCCTGAATATTTAGGTATCAGTTTGGCACCCACTACTACCAACGAGGGTACCACTATCACAGCCACAGTGACCACACTGCGAGTAACTGATGGTGTTACAGTGGGCTATACCGTGACAGGCGTCAGCAGTGGTGATCTAAGCTCAGGATCATTAACTGGTACTATAACTATAAACTCAAACACTGGCTCTGCAACATTTGGTATAGCCAACGACGGGCTTACAGAAGGTACAGACGTCTTTACAATAACTCTTGCAGCCACAGACAGTGCAGGTACCAGCACACTCAGTGCCAGTGCTAGTGCCCTTGTCAACGATACCAGCAACGATCCTACCACAACGCTTTGGTTAGATGACAATGACACAGCCACCACCGTGCGCTCAATTATTGGTGGAACCAGCATGCAGATCAACGGTGTGTTTGCATCGAATCCAAGTGTGCCCAGAACCATCGAAGGCAGAACGTCAGGAACACGCACCACAATCACCGCGATCACCGCTCGCACCAGCACCTATGTAGAAGTGGACGACACGGGAAATTCAACCAACTTTGTGATCGGTGAGAGCTTGAATATCCTAGTACCCACATACTCTGTAGAACCTGGAATAATTTATTATGATGCTGGTTCAACCCGCAACAATTTGAGTAGCGGCTTCAATTCATTTACCTTGAGCTCTTCCATACGAGCTGACGACCTATTGGCGATATTAGTGTCGGGCAACTCTGCCGGACCACAAAATACCTTTGTGGGCGGTACAGGGCAGTTCGCTTGGACTGAGATCCTGGACACACAAACACCACCTAATCTAGTGGTGGCTTATAAGACCGCTGTCACAGGAGATGCGGACAGAAGCCAATTCGTGTCGTGGGATGGTGTGCAGAGTGCTGCCATGATTACCTTGGGATTTAGGAACGCAGAATGGGACAGTATTGGCGCGGTGGGCACGGCCGCTGGCACCAGCACGGCCACAGCACCCAGCGTGACTACCTCAGCCAACAATGCTGTGATAGTCAGCTTCGCAGCCAGCCAAAATGCCTCAGGAGCAGCCACCGCACAGAGCTCACCTTGGACAGCTATAATCTCAGATTTTACCACAGGTGGTTCACCCACGGGTCGCATGGCTGTGTATCGCAGAACACAAGCACTTGCAGGAGCTTCGGGCACACTGGCTAGCGCATTTCCAGCGGGCAGTTCTGGTACTGCGGGGCATGTGCAGTTTGCGGTCCGACCCAGGACGGTGGACTATGCCTACGAAGGCGACACCATAGTATTCCGTGTAAACACCACCGATGTACCCAACAATACCCAGCTGTACTGGACCACAACCAGCACTGACCTAGTGACCACTTCAGGTTCATTCATCATCACGGACTCTGCGGGATCGTTTTCTACAGCAGTTACATTTGGTGGGGTCACTGAGGGCAACGAAACCATCACAGTAAATCTGCGCACAGGCAGTATCGCAGGAACCATAGTAGCAAGCACACAGATAACCCTGCGTGACTAAGGAGCAATCATGACACCCGTGGAAATTGGCAGTTTAATCATTGTGGCACTGGCAGCACTACTGATCATTTGGGGACAGTTCACAGATGACTGAGTTCGCTGTTTTACTGCTGGCACTAGCGGCCATCTTCGTAGCCCTGTTCGTGTAGCGCGGAGCGCAGCGGTAAACGCTAGAGCCGCGAAGCGGTACAACGCAAAAAATTTGCGGTACCGACAGCGCAGATAACACATAGTACAAGCCCTCATATATAATAGCTGAAACTGCACAACCACCACTGTAGGCTATTTGCATAGCTATAGAATACCCCGCAAATAGCGATTCACAAAAAGATGACGTTTTAACAGCCAGGTGTAATAGGTTCATGGCTTATATCGTGCAGTACGCGACTGTACTTGATATAAACCAATGCATGAGCAGGCACTGTGTCTACATCCAGCCAAAAGCGTGTGCGATTCAGATGTAGTTCAAATGGTACACCATACAGTTCTAGATCTTTTAGTACTGTGGCTGTGAGTTGGCTAGTGTATATGCAGTAGTGTCGCATGTTAGAGTATTACTAAATAATTTTTATTACACAAAGGAACACGTATGTTGGTATGGATATTAACAATGCTCACTGCAACTGCAACAGTGAATTTAGGTACGTACACTACACAGTATGAATGCGTAGAGCAAATGGCCATAATGCAGCCTGGGCCTGACGCAGATCTAACTTGCAGAAGCCTAAGTTACACTATAACAGAGCGCAGCCAAGACCAGGATGATGTAGAGCCATCCAAACTTACTCCAATGAGTTAGATCTTGCTCAGTGTATAATCTACAGTAGCAGTCATTGTCTGGATTGTAGACATACTGCCCTTTGGGTGTTAGAATAATGTTGTGATCGTAGTCCATGGTGTTCCTTAGTATAATGATGGATCCCAAGGATCGTTTCTACACTGCCAAGCTAGTCGTACTAGTTGTAGAACAGTAATAACAGCAACAGCTAATCCTAGCAGAGGGCTAGATAATAGCACAGCTAACAGCGTTCCTAGCAATAGAGTATACAGTATGTGCATGAGCGGATCCTTAAGAGGTGTTATACACTATATATCGAAATAGGTTCTAGTGTGCAAAAATTTAGAATATGTATGTGCGTACAAAATAAATATTAACATGAAATTATATGAAATACTAGCTCAAGCTCCAATGGTAATAGCATTTAAAGGGCTAGCGCACGGTGCTGAAGGTAACGGTGCTCTAGCACAACTTACACAAAAATTAAACGGTACAATACTGGATCACACACAGGGTGTTAGGGCACTAGAGCTAGTAAAGAAGCAACAGCCTAAACAATTGGTATTGATTGGCTATAGTGCTGGTGCAGCCACAGTTATGCAGTTGAATCCGCAGTTACAGCCCGTGTTGAGTATACTCATAGCTGCTTATCCAACAACACTGAACAGATTGGAAGGCACTATACAGGGTTCATATGTTAACTACTATCAACAGCAAGAATTGGATGGTATACTACGCTCTAAGGGGTTGCCACCCTACAAACCACAGGGCGGAACGCCCGTGCAAATAAATGCTGATCACAATAAGATAGTGGGTGCTGTGAGTTCAGACATTGCTAGCAGAGTTCAGAGTCTGTAGTCAAAAAAAAATACTGCGCAAAAAAATTTAGGGAAGTACTTAGCGTTTTTACTGAGAGTAGATGTGGCCTATATCAAGCAAGAATGTATAGATTTATTGTAAATACTTGTACACAGAACTAGAACTGTGTATTGGAGGTTACTATGTATACTGTAGAGTATTTGGATCACAAACCCCAAGCAAAACTATGTCACTGTGAGAATCCACCAAACTAATCAAGTTTGATCACTGTTGAACATCTATACGGGACATGCCCGCAACCTTAAGCTCTATTCGTAGGGCTTTTTCTTTGAATAGACTTAGCGTACCCGAAATGGGTCCTGTGAGTAAAAAAATTGGTCGCGCATTTTTTTATATAGAAGTACTTACAGAAGTGAGGTGGTGATTTAGACTCGGTGTGTTTTTAAAAAGCGGTAAAAAATTTGGCTTAAGGACTGTGGCTTTTTAGCAACACTTTTAATATATAAGCCCCCCACCCCTCGAGAAATTTTTTTTATTTTCTATGCCCCGACCGTCGAAATATTTTTCAAAAGAAATCCCCCAGTGAGGATCCCAAGCGTGTTGCAGGGCCAGTGACTGGGGGATAAAACTATACAGCTATATCTATATATCTCTTACGCCGGAGCAAACATCTTGCGCCCTGCTGCCATGAACATGCTGTAGGCTACCCTGTCCTCTTTGTCCAAGTCATCGTAACAGCACTCCATGTCCTGTAGTGCAGCCAGCACATCGCCTGCTGTGTGTATCTCTGCATACTCCTGCACCAAGCGCACAGCACAGCTCATATCCATATACAAAGGCGTACCCATTACGCTACCTCCGCATCGTACTCGTAGAACGTAACAGCTGGGTCCAGCTTCTTCAACTGCTTGGCCGCAGTCATTAGTTCTTTGTAGCGACGATTAACTTCTGCTCTAGGCAGCTCACCATCACAGGTTAAGTTCTCTGGGCTCAGTGCTGAGTCAATCATATCCGCTACAGCCTGACGGCCCTTTGCTGTAGTGATCTCATACTGTGTGCCCTTGAAGAAGCTGTTCCAATGATTCTTCTGTGCAATAAAGTTCTCTAGTGCTTTCATTTGTGTACCCTCTTACTGTTGAACATGTAATGATTATACAGGGCTTTGGGTGCCCTGTCAACCTCTTTTTAATCAATCTAAGCGGCTACCTGCATAGCACTTCTCTAAGCCCAACTGCTCTTTGAGCACCTTTGCATATGCTTCAGCGCCAGCTTCTAGTACACTAACACTCTGCACACCTGCACCACTTGGGTTCCATAACTGCAAGGATCCTGTGTAGCTCTTGCGGAAGCCAAACGTCTGAAGTGTCTTGCCCAAGCGGCTGTTTGAACGAACACCGTATACATCTACCCAAGCAAAGCCACAGGCGTCACGATCGCCATATTGATCGTAGAATGCCTTAGCGGCTTTACGAGCAGCCAGTTGGGCTTGGTTGCATGCGTCTTGGACTAGTTCTGCGTTGAAAGTTTCTACTGTCATGTGTCGCTCCTTTTGTTTAACTTAGCCTATAGTATAGCAAATTGGGCTAGGGTTGTCAACCTTTTTCTAGCCGTTTTAGTGTTGTTTTTATGCCACACTTATACCCAGCTGTCTACCTGCTGGACGGGCTTCTTAAGGGCTCGCTTAACGAAGTCCTCGGGCTCGTCATCGCAACGAACCATCATAAAGCCCTGGGCATCTACCAAGTCTACTTCACATATCTGAAGCTCCACGCCTGCCTTTTCAAAGGCAATGTTCATCTTGCTCAGGGCATACTTGACACCTGCGTCAAATGCTTCAAACTCTTCTTCAGAGATATCGTAGAAGTCAAAGGCTTCTGTCATCACAGTCTCGTAGTCTGTTCCGTCTGCTACGATGAATGGACGGATCTTCTTCCAGGCTTTCTGATCGGTACAGTCAAAGTGATCACAGGCTTCGTTGAGATCAAAGCTGGCGAAACGATCATAATTTGCTTTAGGCATTAGGAGCTCCTTGTTACTGTTTAAGCGTTAATTATACTGTCTTTGGGCGAGGCTGTCAACCTCTTTTTAACCGTTTATGCTACGGCTTTGAGGCGGATTACGAAGCCCGTGTAGTCCTTCTTAGCACGACCCTTGGCCTTAAGACCCAGCACCGCACCTTTGGGATCTAGGAAGCGCAGGTCTGTTTCATCTGCATTGAACACAGGGCGACCCTTGTACTCTGCGGGGATCTCATCGAACACTGCCGCAACATTCATGCCCTGCTCAATTGCTCGCTCTACATCTGCATCGTTGCCATCAGCGGCACTGAATGTCAAGTGGTAGTTGGGGATGTCTGCAACCTTGCGTCCCAAGACCTTGGTGTAGTCATAGAACTGAAGTGTACTGAAGGCATCAAAGATGTTCTTGCCATGCATTGGAACTGGATACTTCTCCCAGCTCAGATCGCTGGTACCATTGAGGCGGAACACTGGCTTCAATCCCTTGCGGCGAGCGAAGTTCACAGCCTTCATGATGTCAGTGACCAAGTCCTGCATGAAGCCTTCGCGGTTCTCAAAGAAGTATTTGGTCTTGCGGATGCGAGCCTGCTGGATGACATTGGTGTTCTCGCCTTTGCGGAACATACCACCGCGCCCTGCGGTGTTAAGACAAGCCTGGGTACAACCGGCAGTCCGTTTAGGGCGCCCTGCGGTGTTAAGACAAGCCTGGGTACAACCGGCAGTCCGTTTAGGGCAGACTTCACGTCCACTAAGGTCTGCGGGTGCCAAGTGTAGGATGAAAGATAGATAGCCATATTTGGTGCCCTTTTGGATCTTTGGATTTGCGGTACTTAATAGTTTGAACATCGTTTTGCCCTCGTTTGTTTACCCTATGTATCTATTATAAGACCTTTTGGGTGCCCTGTCAACCTCTTTTTTGCCAAATAGTTATCCACAGCCCCCTGTGGATAACCTGTGGATAACTTAGCCCTCTAGCTCAATGCGATTAGTTCTTAACACGGCAACGGCATCTTGCATTATGCGAGGGAGATCTGTAACAGAGATATGCCCGCTTACAAAATCGCATTTTGCCTCAGAGGGGAATATATACTTGCCTGTTACCTCGCTTCTGCGAGTAACATTAAAAGCGGCAACAAATTTAAATAAGCCCGTTTTTTTAATTTTAACTAGTTTTGCGCGAGCAAGTGTATTAAAAGCAGTTTGCATTTTGAGCCCTCTTTGTGTTTGTATGTAGTTATTATAACCTCATTCTAGCCATTTGTCAACCAATACCCGATCGAAGTGTAGGGTTATTCAAGCCAAAAAAAACCCCCTAGGATCGAGGGCACAATCCTAGGGGTCCAACAAAGGAAGCAGAGCGTTAAGGGCTAAGAGAGCTGCCTGCTTCCCAAACAGTATCTCGGAGGGCACCGAGGAGTACTGTCATTCACTGTGCGTGGCATAGAGGGGCTAGCCACGTTTCATCACAGTGTTCTCCGCCATAGCTTCCCAACGATCGGGGAATGCTTTGGCTAAATCGGCGACCTTAAGTACTGTGCGCAAGCTCAGTTCACGTAGTCGCTTCTTGTTTGTTTCAATAAACTCTAAGATGTCATCACTCATGCCATCTTCAAACTCATAGGTATCCAACATACCATCTTTGGTGATCTGCTTGATGCGCAGGATCTTATCACGCTCGCTGTCAATGGTCAAGTCAATGTAGTGGCAACGACTCTCCAATGCCTCAAGGTGATCACGCAGCTTCTTGCTCTTAACGTTATCGAACTTGATGTTGGTAATAAAGATCGCACTGCCTTTGAACTCGAAGCTGTCTGGCACGCCTTCGTTCTTCAACTTGAAGCTGTCAGTGTTCCAGCAGATGCGTCTATTCTTCTTAGAGTCTAGCGCAGCCTTCAAGATGTTCAAGCTCAGGTCGTCCAGGAGTACACTATCACAGTCATCGAACACAATCACACAGTCTTTGTCTGCGTATTGGAACAGCTTGCAATAGAGACCGATTGCACTCATTGCACCCTTGACCACTTCGTACTTCTTGAGCTTCTGATCGTTAGCAATGTCTGCCAACAGATCGTGCTTGCCCAAGACCTTCTCAACACCAAAGCTCTTGCCAACGCCTGGGGGTCCTGATACAATCATTGCTCGCACACTACCCTTCTTGCATGCTCGCGTCATGTCTTCCAGCATCTGGAAACGCTCACGCATGCGTTCGATCACATCTTCATCTGACTCTTCACGCTTGGTCACACGAGCCGCGCCTGCGTCTTCGTATGCATCCTCGCTGTCGCATGCAATCTTAATATTACGATCTGGGAACCCTGCTACTGACTTACCATCAACGGTTACGTACCCGCCCTTAGCACCCACCTTGAAGCCTTCTACTAGTGGAAATACCATACCTGCAAGATCTACATCTTTGCCGCGGATCTTGTAACTGCCATTTAAAATACGAATGTTCTTGCCCATGTAAAAATCCCTCTTAGTTAACGTTTACAAGCATTAATTATAACAGCAATTGCCCTTGCTGTCAAGCCCCGTGATAGCCAAAAGATTCAACCTTTGGCCAAGCCTCAATCTCGTTCTGCACCAGCTGATGTGCTAGGTTGAACGCCATCTGTGCCACAGTGAAGGCCACCGTGCGCTCTGCTCCTGAGAACTGCATCAGATACTCTGCGAAGGCTTCTGCGCTCTCGGGTGTAGCGAACAGACCGTTGCGTGGGATTGGGTTGTCGATGATACTAGCCATTATGCAATCTCCTTAATGAAATAACGATATGGAAGGCCAACTAGGAAGCACAGGTACTCGTCGTCACCATCGCTACCCTCTGCCTCGTGGATCCAACGCAGGGCCATCTCGCGATCCTTAGCACCTGTCTGGAGCAGGCTCAGCACTCGCATTTCAAAGTCGTGTGCGGCCTTCTCTTGGGATTCCTTGCGAATGCGGTCTTCCTCGGCAATGACTATACCCAGCTGAACGAACTCAGCTTCGAAGTCAGCTTCAGTCCAGGAGCTGGTATCAATACCGCGTGGGCGATGGCCGTAGGCATCCTTGTACATATCCCAGAACTGGCAAGCATACTGTTCCAAAGTGCTCATCTCTTCCCAGCTTTTGAAATCTTCCATTTGTTGCTCCTGTTTTGCTAGTGTATGTGTTTATTATACAACCAAATCAGCTACCTGTCAACCGATCTTGCCTTGCAACAATTGGCTCAGCCGACGGCTGGGCTGTGGCTTTTCTGCCACAGTCACACCCTCTACGAACAGGTCTACGCTCTCGCTGTAGTACCCGTTGGACTCTCCTAACCAACGAACGTCCACGTATCCCTTGCGGGTAGCGAACTTGTAGAAGGTCCAGGACACAGACTCGTGATAGGCTTCATCGAAGTCTACAGGAGTCTCACCGGATACTTCTTCTGCGATCAGGAGCGGCTCACCTACGAGGTCTTCAAGGTCCCCTGTGATGTCGTTGATGTCTACTCTCTCACAGCAGTTCTGATAGTGACCAAACACAAATCGAGCACCCTCTGCGGTTTCGAACAGCATCTCGTCTGAGCCCACAGCGCCTTCGACCTTGACGAAAGTCAAACCCTTCATCAGCTCTAGTCCTTGTGCGGTGTTCATCATGTTTTCGTAGTTCACTTTCTGCTCCTTGTTTCTTACTATGCCTCTAGTATAGCACCAAACAAAGACCCTGTCAACCAAAAGAGTGTTGTATTTTTACAACAATGGCCTGCCCGGGAGGGATCGAACCTCCGACCCACAGCTTAGAAGGCTGTTGCTCTATCCACTGAGCTACGGGCAGATTGGATGGTGCGACTGGCCGGAATCGAACCGGCACGCCCGAAAGCGAGAGATTTTAAGTCTCTTGTGTCTACCTATTTCACCACAGTCGCGATATGGTGCCTCCTCCGGGACTCGAACCCAGAACCAACGGATTATGAGTCCGCTGCTCTAACCAATTGAGCTAAAGAGGCATTTGAATTTAAAAGAGCATCGAGGAAGTATTTATAGATTGCCTAGGGTCCCCACCGCTACCCTGAGCAGGGAGAGCCGTGAAGCTCTCCGCCCGAGAAGTCCAATTACATCAACGCAGGTTCTGCGTTCTCTACTTGAACTGCTGTAGCCTTAGGAGCCTTGGCTTTAGGAGTCTTAGCCTTAGGAGCTTCGACCTTGACATTGCGAGTAACATACTCAGCAATCGCGCCTTGAGCGGCTTCGTTTTGGAACTTGGGGTGATCCATCAACATCTTGCAGATGTCTTCTTTAGTCAGCTCAGTGTCCAACTCGATCAACTCGATCGCAGTGTGATCGTTCTTCTGCAGAATCTTGATACGATTCACGAAGTCATTTGCAAAACGGACCTTGGTCACGCCTTTGTGGGTTGAAACGCCTGCTACGCTATAAGTTTTTGAAGTTGCCATTTTAGTTTGCCTTTAAAAGTTAAGTTTGATTTAAAGTGCTATTTCTCAAGCACTGTGTATATTATGCACTCATTTGGATTGACTGTCAACCTTTTTCTGAAGACAGTCTGTCCAAAATGTTATGCCGTTTCCTTCTCTGCTTCAAAGGCTTCCGCCAATGTCACAAAGTCCGCTGAGTGGCACTTGACATACCAAACACCGTCCGTACGCAGAATGTAAGCATATTCCTCGTGCTGGAAGTTCTCTACATAGTCCGCATAGTCTTTGAAGCTCTTAGGACCCACGCCTGTTTCGCCGCGATCGCGTCCGTAGAAGGTAGTCATGTTGCCGTAGAGCTTGTCGTAGGCTTCGCCGTCCATTGGAACTTCAAACTGACTAAAGGCGTGCTTGGTGCCCACAGTAGGCTTGAGTGAACTAATGTCGCCCAAGTCGATCAAGTCACGCAGTTTGAACGGGTCTGCATAGTGCTCCTGCAGGATCACGCCGTTGTGATCCAAGTAGCCGTCCCAGTGGCAGTAGACCTGCTGGACTGTGCCGTCTGCGAATTCCAATGCGATTGTGCTTCGTGTTGCCATTTAGATTGCCCTCTTAATGTGTTTAAGTGTTTATTATAACAGGGTTTGGATGCCCTGTCAACCATTAACCCTTTTGGGCTACGGGTTTCTGTTTAGCTTCAACGGCTGCAATCTTGCCCGAGTAGGCATTGCCGCTCTTGTGGATCAAGCCAGTTTTGGTGAAAGTAATAGTGCCGCCAGTGGAGGACGGAATGGACTTTTGCATGATAGCTCCTTTTTTGAACATGTGTTAATTATACGATCAAACTGTGACTTTGTCAACCATTTTGTTTTTAAACTCTTGCGCTTGCCTGTAGAGCCTGTTGCGGTAGTCCGCCCGGCGCTGTTTGGGCAGCTCTGCGATCACTTCTTTTAGAATAGACCCCAGGAAGCCTGCGGCATACGCATAAGAACCATTCGCATCAAAGCTACGGTCTACCAATTGGTTCACGGAGTCCCCTGTCTCGCGACATTCGTCCATGTATTCGTTGAACTTCTGCTGTGCGGATTTAGCCATTGTGCCCTCTCTTAAACAAGCCTAATTATAGCACCAATCGCATAGATTGTCAACAACCCTGCGTTCACTGCCACCAAATTCCAGTCCCGAACACGTAGACTCCAGAACAAGTACAGGACAGCGCCTGCGTTCAGAAGCCATATGTTCAGGGGATCCATTGCTAGGCTAGTAGCGATCGCACCGCTTAGGGTAGCGACCAAGCCCAAATTCTTTGCTGTGTTTTCTAAGTTCATGTGTATAGTATACTACCGAACTACCAAATTGTCAACCTCTTTTTTACCAAGAAGTTGTTGTTTTTTTACAACACAGCTCGGATGCGCTTCTGCGGTGTAGCCACAGAGCTGAACTCCAGGTCTGCATAGTACTCCGACAGCTCTCGGGCTATCAGCGTGGACACAGAGGGTTCGCCGTTGGGCAGAGCAAAGATCACAGGGCAGTCGCGCCAGGTGCGCACCTTCATAAACTGCCAAGCATAGCGACGGTGCTCTGAGTTGCGCACATTGAATACCACTGTGGGCCGCACCCTGGTGTTCAGGACTGAGTTCATGCTATGAATCCCCAATAGGCTCCCAGCAAGACAGCATAGATCACAACGGCCTGCACCAGCATCCTAAGTGTATCCTTAAGCATCTTCTTTCTCCGATTCGCAAACACCATCCCGCTCCATAAGAGCCTCTAGTGCGTCCCGCACACGATCCGAGGTGTCCAAGTAGATCACATAGTCTCCCAGTGTACGGATATCCTCAGCGTCGATGTATTCGAAGCCACCGTAATAGTTATAACTGCGAGCACGGTCTGAGTCAACAACGATACAGTCCATGTTCTCGTCTACATAAGCACGACCACAACGATTGTCCAGGCCTAACTCGCTAGCACTAACCCAGCGCATCCCCTGCACCTGGCGTTCTACGAGATCCTGCACTTCGTCTGCCAAGTCCTGCATACTGTTGAATTCACGCATTTTGATTGCCCTCTTAATGTTTCAGTGTTAATAGTATAGCACCGTTCTCAGATGCTGTCAACCGTTTTAAATCTTGATCAATTCAGTGGTGAGTAAAGATTCTGACCGATCGCTAAAACTAGTATCTTCTGCAATTACTTCGGCGCGGAGACGGCCTAGCTTAGTGATAGTACCAATCGTCATTCCTAGGTTGTGAAAGGAAGCATACGCTATCCGGTCACCCACTGTTACAGTACGGCCTAACTTATCTTTTAATGTAGTCATTTTTAACTCCTTGTTATTTACTGTACCTATATTATAGCACGACAAATCCAAACTGTCAACCAAAAGCCCTGTGCCCTGTAAGGTTATACTACAAAGCCCAAGCGCCGCGCTTCTGCACCTATAGCCTCAACCGCAGGTGTATCAAACTCCCCCGCCTCTGCACGGGTCAACAGCAGGTCCACCAAGTCCATCTGGTGTAGTGCTTCCTCTGCGTCTACTAGCACCACATCCAAGTGTCCGTTGCGCTCTAGTACACGAGCACGGCCCTTCTCGTTAGCATAGCGCACAGCAGTCACACCGTTCAGTGTACTGACCCCTACAAATCTGAATGTCTTCTGCGTCATAGCTTGCTCTCCTTAGTGTTTACAGTATACTACCTCTAGCCCAAACTGTCAACCAAAATATAAAGACCCTCCGTTGCGAAGGGCTATTGTTTAGTTTACTGTAAAATGTCCGTCAAATTGACGTTTATTAATATTATAAAACAAAGCATATTGACGACCATTTTGTTGGCTGTTTTTATTACATTGTACAAATATTCTAATAGCAGGGTTATCTGTATTTTCGTCTACTATACTAGGACTAATAGCTAACACATTAACATAACCTTTTGCGGGGACAAAGTTATTAACAGGGACCTTATACTGTACATTATTAAATGTAAATTTGATTGGGCTTTTGCGTAGTGCTTGCATTGTGTTTCCTTTGTTCCGAAGTGTTAATTATAGCGCAAAGTGCCCCTCATGTCAACCAAAATATAAAGACCCTACACTGGACCTGGACACCAAAAAACGGTTGACTCAAAAGCCAAAAGGCGTTATACTGTAAGAACAGTAAGGGCAAGGCACAACAAGAAGACCCCTGCATAGCGTCGAAGGACTACAATTCCGGGGTGGACGTGGAGGGTGGGCGGCGGTTTAGGACCGAATCCGAACGAACAGGGGCAGGCGCGAGACCCCAGGTTATCCACAGGTTATCCACAATGTCAAAGTTATCCACAGCTTATCCACAAGCACGGGCCAAAGTTATCCACAGCTTATCCACAGCTTATCCACAGGGCAAATCCGTTGCATAAAAGCCACAAAAAAGAAAGACCTGGTTGACACTAGGGTTAATAGTGGTCTAGGTCTATACAGTATAGTAGAGTCACACAGTGTGATCACAGTATACACTACAGTAGACTTCACAGTAGAGATCACAGTAGAACCACCATTTAAGGCCGGTTGCAGGGCGTTAAAAACCGTCTACAATGGTGGGCCTATGGTGAGGTGGTGTATTAGAACCGTCTGATCAAGGACGCAAATCGGCCTCTACAAGCGTGGAAAAGATTGGCAAGGTC